ACAGCGGACTCGTTTCCTGAGTGAGTCAGTTTGAAGCTGTCACCGGCCCCAAAGCCCGTCATCGTGATGCGAATGGTTTCATCTTTCTCACGCGCCTTGACAACCTTCTTCCGGATGCGATCATTGTTCCACGCCGATCCGTTGTCAGACGACTGGAGTTGCACCACGTAGCGATCGACGTTGGCGTCTGATAGATCCTCGTTGAGTTCTACCTCGTCCCATGTTACGCGGCAGCGAATGCGATCATGACGATCCTTTTCAACCGTATCGAACAGCATGACAACGGCTGGAGCGTCAGGTACACGATCTGCACACGGAGGCGCGTTTTTGCCAGTACGATTCACCCACTTCTGATCAGCCAACTGAGTCTTGCGATCCTGCTTCTTTACGGGATTACTCATGACAGACCCACTGAATCAACACCGATGCTAACACTCTCTACTCCTGGATTCTGTACAGACACTGTCCGCTCAACGATTCTAAACGATCCGGTGAAGTTGCCGAAGGTTCCCGCCGGACCCTGTGTTGATGTTACGGTCACGACGTCGCCCACATTGTAGGTGGAGATGTCTGGCGAGCCAGTGATATCAGTCATCGTTGCAACGTCTGGCTGATAGCGCGGCGTCTTAGTCGTTCGCCGCAGTTCACGCGCTTTCGCGCGAACATGCTTCTTCTTCTTACGTCCATCCTCAACGTGACCGTTCAACAGTCCGTAAGCCGCCAGCGCAGGAGCGTCGTCAAAGTATTCAACGAATGCTCCGCACTCATCTTCCCCGACCGCTGCAACCTGAGTGTTGATCGTAGTGCCGTCGATCTGATATGACAACTCGGATGCGTTTGTTGCAGCGGCAAGTGTGATGCCGGGAGTGGTTCCGCGACGTGGATAATACAGACGTACGACCTTTGCCGCTGAGATGTTGAAGTCCATTCCGTCGTCTTCATCGGCGAACTCTTTGATGGCGTCACCTACCATTCGACGTTCTTCCTCACAGATCTCCATGTCCTTCAAGACACCAGAGTCTGCTGTGTCGAAGTGCGTAAGACCCATCGGATCATCGGACTGCGTTTTGTCGATGAGATCGCGTACGATATCAAACTGATCTACGTCGCTGTACACCAGTCGATCACGATTGTTGCATGCCGCACGTCGGGTCAGATCGTAGAACCATCCATATCCCTGGAACCGAACCCACGGCCACTGCATGTCAATGATCCACAGATGTCCGCCCCACACCAGAACCTCGCCACCGCCGTTGTTCCGATACAGATGTATCTCCTTGCCCACAGAGAACGTGGCGGTCGTAACGCTTGCATGATCCGCCGGAAGCTCGAACTCGATGCTCCCCGCTTCGTTCAGCGTCTCTGTGAAACTAAGCGGCGATGGATTGTTTCTGTTTGATCCTACAGTGGCGAACACGTCTGAGATGATGGCAGTGCCCAGACCGGCGGTTCCGCGATTCGCGATTGCAAGACGATAGGTTATCATCGGCCGCCTCTACTGTCATGCCAGTCGATCTCGCCAGCTAGTTCTGCGATACCGTTCTTCCAGTCTAGGATTCTCAGTGTCAGAGGCTTAGAGCCTCGTGGAGAGATGTCCACTCGTTCTCCGGCGTGTGCGCGAATGTTCGTGTCCTGTGACAGGCGACCGTGATAGCCGCGACGCGCGCCGATCCATCCACCGCCCGGAGGCGGAGTGCCGGTTCCCTGCGGATTGAAGTCTGCGTGGACGTGATTGTAGTGATCTCCGCGTGGTGACTTGAACCACGGATCGGCAAGCAGATGCGCGATGCTCAGTAGTTCACGATGCACATCCGAGAACGCGGAGACCGCTTGGCGAAGCCCGGTATTTGCGCCAGTCATGACGTCTACCGCGTTCCCGAATGCGTGCTGTGACCACGAGGTGGTGCCTGCAACGTTACGTCGTGAGACGAAACCCATCGGCAGATTGCCGAACACGCTGTTGATCACACCCGCGTAACGAGCGGCGTTCGGTGAGATGTTTCCAGCACCGCCCGGAACAGCCTGGGCGATCAACTGCTCAATGAGCTTGTCGGCCGTAGGCAGATTCGCGCCAACCTTTCCCGTGTGTGTTGGCGGATTCATGTACTGACTCGTGAGATCGGTTACCGCGTTTAGAAGACTCTGCATTCCGGCCTTGTTCGACCGAATCGACGATGAGTTGACCGAGATGGCGCCTCCGGTGTGGAACTCACCGATGCCGCGTCCCTGATTGAGGGCTTCGAGGAACTTCATCATGCCGGGACTTGACGCGATCTTCTTCTGGACAACATACTCGCCCTCTTGCAAGATACTTGGAACCTCGTCGGACTTCAACGGACCCTTGCGCCATCTTCCCTGTCCGGCCGCGCCGCCGCCGTGCTGCTCCTGTCCGCCGCCGAGACTGAAGTTGTTCTGGTCGGTTAGTATGAAACCCATCGCCGTAAGATCATCATGTAGTTTTTCAATCTCTTGTCGCGCAGGCAAAGTGTCTGCATCGATCGTTGTCTTGACCTCTAGACCGCCGAGATCATTCAGGGTGTTCTCGTGATCGCCAACCGCCTCGTCAATGTCCTTCCAGTAATTCATCAGCGCTTCGCGATCGCCCTTACTTCCAGTTACGAACGCGTGAATGAATGCTGGACCCTGTTCGGTAGCAAACTGAATGAACTCGGGCGGAGCCTTCAGCTCGGTCAGCAGCTTCAAGTCTTCCGCGCCCTGTTGCGCGATCTTGACTTGCTCTTCCATCTGCTTCTTCAGAACCTTCGTCGTTAGCTTGAAGGCTTCCTTGAACTTCGTGTTGCCTGTGACGAAGGACTCGAAGCTCTCCTGAATGTCAGTAGCCCAGTCTTCAAAATCCTTCGCGCTGTCAAATGTGAAGACCTTGATAACTTCGCCTGTGGCAGAGATGTTAGCGGCGGTGTCTGTGAACTGCGAATCCAATGCGAGCAAGTTGCCTCGGATGGTTCTCATCGGCACGCCGGCCTTGAGCATCGCGTCGGTGTACTCGACGGTGGTCATCGTACCCTTATGCGCCATCGTGTCGATCAGACCGACGAGCGTAAGATTCAGCTCGCTGCCAAGCACTCCTGCGTCAGACAGACCTTCTACAAGAGTAGTAACGTCAAACGTTTCCATGGAGCCAGCCAGACTTAGCATGCGATTACGAAGTTCATCGCCCTCAACTCCCCATTCCTGGAAGCCGAGAATAGCCTGATCTGCGGTGACATTGCCCTGTCGGAAGGCTTGTGCGATGGCCTGAGTGGTGGCCGCCGTGGCGGCCTTGATGCGTTCTGACTGTCCCTCATGCGCCGCAACAATGGCGTCTCCAGCAGCGATGGCTTCAGCGTTCATACGCATAGCGATATCTTCAGAGGTGACGCCCATTGTCTTGCGAATGTTCTCGTCGAAATCCTTTAGGTTGGCAACGCCGCCCTCCACGAACTTGCCGAATAGTTCATTGGCGTCCTCCTTGTTCAACATCTCCAAGACGGGATCCAATAGCGCGCGGAGTCGAACACGTAGAGCGCCCTCTGCCACTTGAGTAGCGTCGGTCATGCGACCGAGTGCTTCTACAAACGCGTCAGCGACCTCGTCCATACGAGTCATGAACGCTCTCTGTTCTTCTGTGCTAGCGTGCATTGCCTTATTGAATGCGTAGATGGCGAGAACAAGACCCGTGATCATCAGGAACCACGGATTCGTCACAAACGATAGATTAGAGATAGTTTTCTTGATGGCGTTGAATGCCGCTGGCATCTTGCCAAGTATATAGAGCAGCGGACCAACGACAGCAAGAATTCCAGCAAGATTGACAACGAGCTCCTTCATCTCAGGACTCAGATCGGCAAGCACTTCAAAGAAGTCGCCGAACGCGCCTGCGATACCCATCACAACCGGCAGAAGAACGTCACCGAACTCGATCGCCGTCACCTTCAACTGAGCAAGCGTTTGATCTAGCTTGAACGCTGAGTCTTCTTGTACGATCTCGAACGCCTTGTCCAGCGCGTGTGTCGTGTCCTCCATGTCCTTGAACACGCGGACCACGTTCTCGCCGTTGTTACCGACCAGAGCCAAGACACCCTGAAGGGCTCGGACGTTCGGGAACATCTCAGCCAGCGCGTCGGTGTCATCACCAACGGCCGTCTTGATCTTGATCATCGTTGCGAGCAAGCCTTCAGATTCCAGACTCTTACGCAGATCATCAACACTCAGACCCACGTTCTCAAACGCTTCGGCAGATGCCGGTGTCACCTTTAGCAGTGAGGAGAAGATGGCTCGCAGACGTGTGGCCGACTCGGCTGCGTCAGTACCGATCAGGGTCATGGACGCCAGACCGGCGGCGACCTCGTGGAACTCAACGCCCAACTCGGACGCGGTCGGCAGGATCTGACCGAGAACAGGTGCGATAGCGGCTGCTTCGCCCTTACCTAGTCGGACCGCTTCAGTCAGAACGTCGGTCGCTTCGGCGGCTGATAGACCCGAAGTAGAGTACGCGTTCATCGCCGAAGTCACGGCGTCGGCAACGACCTGCGTGTCGCCTAGTCCAACAGCGGCGGCCTTCGCGGACACGACCACAACCTCCATAGCCTTCGACGCTTCAATACCTGACGATGCGACGAAGTACAGTGCTTCTGCTAGTTCCTGCGGAGCGCGTCCCAACTTCGGCGCGAGTTCCAGGATCTCCTTGCCCCATGCGGAGACCTGTTGCTGTGACTGACCAGCCAAAGACTGGATCTGTGTCATCGTCTTCTCGAAGTCCACGGCAAGCTTGACAGAAGCGGCTGCGGCGGCAAGAATCGGAAGTGTGATGAACTTCGTCATGTTCTTGCCGACCTTCGTCAGCGTCTTCTGTTGTGCTGTTACGCCCTTCGCCATCGCTCCCGCGAACGCTTTGAAGTCCGGAAGGATGTTGATGAATGCTGTACCTGCAAATACTGCCACTCGTTACTCCTTGAGAAGAGTCAAGCCACCACATCTCCCGGATCCTCAGGTGTCATGAGGATCTGGTTGGACGTAGTGGCTTTGCCGAAGAAGGACACTAGCTCGTCTTTCGGCGTCGGGGTTCGGTCACGCTGCTTCTTCTCCTCCTTAGCGACTTGTTCATATGGACGTGGAATCTGTAGGGGATCCCATGTCTTCTCCTGGAAGTGGACCGTGTGATACATGCGATTACTTTGATCGGTCAACTCACATAGAAGCGCCAGTAGTTCATCAGTCGAGGTCCATGATCGACCTCCGGTAATGGCCTTCCGCATAGTCGCTGATTCGAGTGTGAGATTCTCGATCAACGTCGAAAGGCGACGAACGCCTATCTTGTGTTCGCCGTATAGTGAGTCACGGAAGTCAAGACCGTATTCGCGTTGGAAGTCAGCTTCCAACTCGTCGAAGTACTCAACAATGAAGTCAAGAGTGATCATCGCGGTAGCGTCGGCTCCTCTGCTGCTTCTTCCTCAAGATTCATTCCGTACAACGGTGGGAGATTCTGAAGCAACGCTGAGATGTCCTCGGCTGATGGGCCAAGATCGAGGAATCGGCGATACTTCTTGCCGAACAGCGCGCGTGCAATGTCACCCATGCTTTCAGCGACGACAGAGTTGTCTACCTCGCCGTTCTCGTCGGCGCGGATCTTGCCAACCGCTTCGATGACCGCGAACGGCATCTCGGGCGGCAACGTGAAGTCTTCGCCACCAAACTTGACGATGGGCAGCTCGCCCTTCGTCTCGCGTCTAGCGGCAGCAATCTTGTCGAGATCAATGATCTCAGGCATGCTTCCCTCCTCTGAACGGTCGGACCCGTTCGCTTGGAACCGAAGCGCTCGGATGCGCTACGGCGATGATGGGAGCCGGCGACGCCGTGAGGGAATCGCCGGACTCCCGGAACAGATGTTACGAGCTGAAAGCAGGATCGTTCGTGAACAGCGTGTAGATGTTCGCGCCGCCTGGGTCCGTCGCTGAGAACGTGACGGGCAGATCGGCCGCTGCGGTACGAGCGAACGTGGTCTCAACAGTTTCGGTCACAAGACCGACTGGGATGTACAGACGATAGTTCTTTGAAGCGTCAACCCAGTTCAGCACGAGCGACTTCGTTGCCAGCAATTCAGGAGCAGGCGGGATGTACGAATACGGTCCCGGAGCAGTTCCTGAAACGGTTCCGCCGAGAGCGAACTCTACAGCGGGACGACGCCACTCGCGAAGTGCGAAGGCGACCTGGACGGTACGTCCGGTGATGATCTTTCGTAGTGGATAGAATGACTGCCATGCACCGATGTCAGTGATGTCCTTACCCTCGGTGAAGGTTGCGCCATCTTCAGAGATGAAACCCATCTCCTTGAAGCCAGCGTTCAGCGCGGTCGTTGCGTCGGTCGGTGCGGGCGTTGAAGTGATTCCAACATATACCGAACCGTTTCCGGCAACGACAACTTGTGCTGCATTAGGCATGTTCGATCTCCTTATTCCAGTCGGGTCGGACCCCGACTTCCTTGCCTCTCAGTCGCTCGGATGCGACGTGAGGCTTATTCTCCCGGCAGAAGTGATCTGCCGAAGACTGTGAAGATGATGACGTAGCGCTCGCGTCCAGTTTGATCGTCCGGGAGCCATTGCGCGCTACCGTCCTCGACGCCACTGATCCACGCGGATACTGGATCTGTGATCTTCTTACCTTCAAGATTGAGTATCTTGACGCGTACGTCCTGCATCATGTCTTGCAATACAGATTTCTGGATGGGCGTGACGTCGCCCTTCGCTCCACCCCAGATGTCCACCTGAATGTTCGGCGCGTCGAGATAGCGTCGTACAGCGGCGTAGCCTCCGGCGCGTGTGATCACGCAGAGCGGCCATTGCGGCGTACGCGGAATGGATGAGTACGCGCGATAGCCCGCGTTCGCAATCGTCTTGCGAACAACGGCTTCCAAGTCAGGGAACGTTAGGAATGCTGTCATCGCTTCAGATGGCTAACTCGCTCGCGACCAGATCCAGTAACGCGACGGAAGTTCTGGCTCACCTGAACGGTGTAGCCGACCGCCTCAGCAGCGCGCTGCAAGATGTGCTTCGCTACGTTATGGATGGAACCGAACTCGATCCAGCCACTCTTGAAGTCCCAAGCGTTCACACGCCCGATCTGCAATGGATAGCCGACGGTCGGATCCTTGTCCAAACCAGAAGCCGGACGGATGCCGCGTTCGTATGCTCCCGTGTCGTACGCCTCGGCGCGTGCGAGCTGCTTCGCTGCGTCGGCGACCTTCACGGCTTCCAGATGCACGGCGGCCTTCATTGCGAGTCCCGCCGCAAGTTGTGGCACGACGAGCGGATTCGGCACGAACCGACCAGTGGTCGGGTCGCGGAATCGCATCGTGGATGCTTCGCGGAATCTTAGATCAGCCACCTAGAACCTCCAATGCGCTGACTTGAATATGATGTGGACCGTTGCCATCGTACTTGATCGCTGGCTCACCCGTGACGTGCAGTATGCGTGTCCCCCAGACGATCTCGGACGTACCGAAGACGGCTGCGTTTGCGGGAAGGAAGACCTCGAACGCGGTAGAAATCACGTCACCGCCCTCCAGTTGCTCACGCTGCTGACCACCGACGTCGCTCATCTGGACGCGGGCGTTGTAGACCGTTCCGGCATCGTACGTCTCAACCTCATCGCCATAGCGCGAGTCGGTGGCACCTGATATGCGATTCTTGACGGTGACCGAGTGGATTAGTAGTGAGTTGAAACTCATATGCGGATTGTATCTCCTTCGAAGAAGCCGCCATACTCGCGGACGCCTAGTGTCTGCTCCGCGTATTCGGCCATCGTGATGGTGTGAGGAACTTGCGATCCGAGATCCACGTAGCGTTGACGCGCCTCCAAGAGCAGCTTCATTACGGACGCATGCTTCACCGAGTGGATGAAGACCACGCCGCGCGCTACCTCGTTCGCCATCGCTTGATCGCCGGGAAACTCGCCCTTCTCTAGATACGGATGGCGATAGTCGTGACCGAGTGACTGTGTCTCCGGGAAGCCGTCGTGCCGCCATGCTGGGAAGGACGCGCCGTCATTGTAGTTACGATGCCCGAGTCCCGACTCGCATGTCAGCGCTACCATGTACCAGTCGATGTACGGCGTGATGGGATGCGCGCTCACGAAGTCGATCTGAAGCATACGCTCGATCGAGTTACGATGCAGGAAGTACGGCGGATGCATACCGATCTTCGGATACGGCGATGCATGAGGACGCCACTCTGTCACCTCGTTGCTGAACACCACTCCCCGAGCCGCATCCTCGTAGACGTAGCGAGGGATGATCGGGGCGATGCAGAACGAGTCGGCGTCATTGAGTAGGAAGTACTCTTGAGGATACTCAAGCAAGAGTTGAAGATGTGCGCGCTGTCGATCCAACGAAGTCTGCCCGAAGTACGCGGCTTTGCCAGCCTGTCGGCACTCGACGTTCTTCATGCGCAGATTCACGGGCTTGTCAGTCGGTGAAAGTACCACGACCTTCGCGCCGTGATGCTTGTAGAGCGGCATGTGTTGCTTCACGAGATCTTTGTCTCCCGCGTAGCAGTGGACAGCGATCAGCGTATTCTCTCGAATCAACTTCTCATGATCGCGCGCCTGTTGTCGCAATGTCACCGACTGAGTGTACCAATCTGGCATCGGAGTCGGCACGAATGACTTCTCTCTGTCCATCACCATCTGAAGACGTGTTGCGCGTTCGTCACGCTTCTTGACCTCTGGGATGTCCCAGAACACGCGGCGCATGTTCTCCAAGCCACCCAGCTTGTCGCGCGTGTGAATCGCTTCTTGATATGTCCCGTCCATCTGTTGGAACTGATCGTGTGAGATCAGTACATCCTCAATGAAGGCGACGCGCCCGATGGTGGCCGCGATAGACCAGATCCACTCGTCGGAGAACCAGCCTTGTAGATGTGACGGGACGAATCCGGCCGCCTCGATCCACTGACGGGATACGAATGGCAACAGCGGACGCGGATCGTGGCCGGTCCGTGTATACGCCATGAGAACGCGATCCGGTACGCGCTCGAATGCCGCGCGAACAGATTCGTCCCAACCTTGCGTGATGAAGGTAACGTCGTCGCCGCACATCATCGCGATGTCGCCGTCGCCTGCTTCCCACGCCTCGGTCCAGAGACCGGCCATGCGAACCTGACCCTTGTAGAGTGGTCGGAGTCCGGTGATGTACTTCACACGCGGCAACTCCGGATACGGCTGCTTGTCGTCCGCGTCTCGGCGCGCTATGATCTCAATGTCCTGTGGTCTATCAGCCTTCTGTAGTGCAGAGGCTACCATCTCAGAGAACCGACCGGCACGTCCACGCGTTGGAACACAGAGTGTGATTTTCACATCTCACCGCCGCTGATCTGCCAGTTGATCGTTCGATCCAAACCGTCCTTCAAGGACACGGCTGCATACCATCCAATCTTCTGTGACGCCTTCGTTGTGTCAAGACAGCGTCGGCGAGTGCCTTCAGGCTTCGTGATGTCCCAACGGATATCGCCCTCGTACTCCATCATCGCGGCGGTCGTGCGAGCCAGTCCGAAGATGGGAACCTCAATACCGCTTCCAAGATTCAGAGGCTCGTAGCCCTCGTAGTGATCCAGCGCCAACGCGATACCCTCTGCCGCATCTTCCACGTAAAGGAAGTCACGAGAAGCATTGCCTGTACCCCACAGAGTGACTGCATCTTCGTTGTGTTGTGTCGCGTACAAGAACTTGCGAATAAGAGATGGAACCACATGAGTTGAGCGATCCTCCGGTCCATACAGATTCGACGGGATTACCATGATGGCGTTGAAATCGTACTGCTCCTGATACGCCTGTCCTTGCGCCAGGACGAGCCGTTTCGCATCTGCGTACGATACCGTTTCAAACGCCGGTCGGCCGTTCCAGATGTCAACTTCCTTCATCGGGATGCGCGCTTCCGCCGGATACATGCAAGCGGTCCCCGTCGTGAGAAACTTCTCGACGCCGGCTTTGCGAGCGGCTTCCATGAGTTCCAGACCCATGACCGCGTTCTCGTAGACGAAAATGCCAGGCCGTTCGTAGTTGTCGCCGATGCCGCCGACCCGAGCCGCCAGATGTACAACGGCGTCCGGATGCTGATCGGCCATCAACGCCGCGCAATCCAGTCGCTTACGAAGATCATACTTGCCACTCGTTGCGGCGTAGACGTCGTGACCCTTTGCTTCGAGCGCTCGAACAGTGTAGCGTCCGAGGAATCCTTTGCCACCCGTAACGACGACTCTCATTTCTCCTCCAAGTCATGATCGACCATTCGCTCTACCAGTTCCACGAAGTGTACCGTTGGCTTCCAGCTAAGTTGCGCCTTCGCCTTGGATGCGTCGCCAAGTAGAACAGGTGGATCCTCTGGACGGAACAGCGATGCGTCGATTGTAACGTACTCCCGCCAGTCCATTCCGGCGTGCTGAAATGCTACGTCGAGGAACGTTCGCACCGGATACGTTTCGCCGGTCGCTAGAACGTAGTCGTCAGGCTCTTTGTGCTTCACGATTGCAAGGATGCCTTCAACGAAGTCGGGCGCGTATCCCCAGTCGCGCTGAGCGCCGAGATTGCCCAGTTTCAACTTCTTGATCTTGCCATCCTTGATCGCGCGAATACCTAGTGTGATCTTGCGCGTTACGAACTCCACACCGCGCCGCTCGGACTCATGATTGAACAGGATACCGTTGGAGGCGTGCATGTTGTACGACTCACGATAGTTGCGAACGATGTGATGCGCGTAGACCTTCGCCGCCGCGTAAGGCGAGCCAGGCATGAATGAGGACTTCTCATCGCATGGGATGGCTGGATTCATCCCGAACATCTCCGATGAGCCAGCCTGATAGAAGCGTGCGTCCGGCCGTATTTGCCGCACCGCTTCCAGTAGTCGCGTCACTCCCAGTCCAGTAACGTTTCCGACGTATTCAGGGATGTCATAGGAGACGCGGACGTCAGACTGCGCGCCCAGATTGAAGACCATGTCTGGCTCGCTAAGTCGAACGGCATCGAACAGACTTGCTGAGTCGCTGAGGTCTGCCCAGTGCAGTGTCAGCCGATCGCGTAGATGCTCGATGCGTTGCAGATTGGGAAGGGATGCCCGACGGATGGTGCCGTGGACCTCCATCTTCTCACGTAGGAGCAGTTCGGCAAGATACGAGCCGTCCTGTCCGTTGATGCCAGTGATCAGTGCGCGCATGCTCTCCTCCAAGTTGCGCTAGGACTTCTTGCGGCGCGGCGTTCTGAAGCCGCCATGTGTTTCCGCGTAAGCGTCTTCCTTCTGCTTCTTTGCTCGTTCTGCCATCGCAGCGGCCATCCAGAATCCCATGAAGCCTTGCGGGTTCTTTCGTAGCAAGCCGGGATGCTGTCTCTTACGTCTTACGCTCATCATCCGAACATCGTCTCTCTCGCAATAGGAGCGGTAACTAGAACCTCATCACGTTGAGGCATGACTACTAGATCCGCCGGATCAAGTGTAGGTGCGGCTCCGACCGGAACGGAAGCGCTCGGAAGCGGATGCTCCGAGCAGATAGCCGTCATGAGATCGGGTCTGCCTTGCGCTTGCGCGTACCGATTGTAGAGCGGGATGTTCTCCATGCCCGCGTCGTTCTTCCATACGCGAAAGCCGTCATCGTTCTTGGGCTGAGGATGATACAGCGCGAACGCTTCGCCCATTGAATACTCGTTGCGCCCCAACAGTGTCCAAGTCGCAAGTCCGAAGGACACGTCTTCTGAACCCCATCCCCGGAAGCGTGGATCCATACCTCCAACTCGCTCGAACGCGCGGCGCTGGATGCAGAGTACCATCGCGGCTGAAGCCGGCGACGGCCCTTCGCCTTCGCACGCCTTTCGCATCTCAGCCGTAACAGGATTCGGACCAGCCGGATCATGCTTCATCACAGCTTGTGAGTCGCTCTTGCGAAGCCGATGCGCCTTCCACCACGGCACGACCAGATGCTCTTTGTGCGCCGCGATCATCAAGCCCTTCTCGATCACCTCGCGTTCCACCCACGAGTCGGCGTCGGCGATGACAAGCATGTCGCCCGAGGATTGCGCGTACGCGTCATTGACGGCAACACACTTCGAGAACGGTTCTCCGGTGTCAGTGCCGACACAGAGTTCAGCCTCCGGGAGAACAGCGCGCCAGCGCTTCTCGATCCATGCCCATGACTTGATACGCTGATCGCGTGGTCCATTCGCTCGGAAGGGCACTAGGAGTGAGATCATACGCGGATCGTGTCTCCCTCAAAGAAGCCGGTTTGTCCCTCAGCAAGAGCAGCGAGTCTTGTCTGCTCGGTCAGCCAGAAGTTGAATTCCATCGTGACGAGACTCATGTGTGACATATCCTTGACACCGTGGAACAGTCTAGCGCCGCGCCAGCGCGCCTGATTGACCAGATCGCCAACACCTCGCGGCCACGTCGTAGCGCCATCGGGCATGTTCTCATACGGGATCTTGCATACGTTCATCACGAGATGCGAGTAGAAGCCGTCGATCGCCTGTCCCCAGTCGTGCGGTTTCAGATTGGCTTCCTCGGGGATCTCAAGATCCTTGCTAGCCTTCACGAGTTGCTTCAGAATCTTGCGGCTCATGAAGTACGGCGGATTCAGATTCGGCTTGTCACTTTCCAGATGCTCGTTCTCGTGACAGAGAACGTTGCACCAGAACTTGTTCTCGTCTGAGTACAGATACGCGGGAAGCTCGTCTGTGATGCACATCGAGTCCGCATCGTTCAATAGGAACCAGTTCGCCTTCTCCTTGAGGGCGAGTTCCCAGTGTTTGACTTGTCTTGCGAGAGTGTGTTGTCCCTTCCAGCCCGCTTTGCCGCCCGAGCGGCTCTTGACTTCAGGATGCTGTATTCGCACTTGTGAATCGGCTGGCGACAGTACAAGCACCGGGCACTGATGGTGGAGGAACCACGGCAAGAAGGCGTTGACACGATGCGCGTCACCCTCATAGCAATGCACCACTACTAGCGTATCGGGATTCATCACTTACACTTCCAGAGACCAAAGATGGATACCTCAAGGAACTCCTCCGGTTCAAAGTCGGCTTGCTCCAACATGTACTCAACGTCCTCGCGTCGCCACGTCCAGAGATGTCCGTGTGAAACTAGTTCGGGTTCTTCCCAGACAGGCGTGGTCAGTAGAAGATTCTTGCAATGCTTACGAATGAGTCTAAGATCAGTGTCCGGATCGCGCAGATGTTCCAGCGTCTCCGAACAGACGTACAGATCCACGACGGGAAGCCGCGGAACTGTTTCTTGTAGTGTTCCAGTGAACTGATAGCTGTACTGAGCCCCAAGATCACCAAGATACGGAATCACTCCGTAGTGACTGGCGATCATCGGTGTGATACTAGATCCACCAGCGCTCATGTCGGCTATGGACGTGATGTCCTTGAACGTTGTTCCCATCCTAACAGTCGCGTCGTCGCGTTCCTGTTGAACGAATTTACTCCAGTCAACGCCCTGATAGTAGCCGCGAAGACCATCGTCGCCGCCATACTCGTCGAAGCGATGTGATCTGAACCGAGTCAAGAGTTCCTCCTAGGTAGGTGGAGGGCGGGTTGTCCGCCCTCCAGTCCGACCGTTTCTTAGATGTTCACCTTCACGAATGCCTTCGGACGAAGGACCGTCAGACCCAGGCGCTCTTCAGCGCGCAGAGCCGTCAAGTTCTTGCGGAAGTAATCGCTGTGGCTGTTACTTGCCTCAACGCTCAGTCCACCCTTACGCCATAGCGTAGCGGCTTCGCGGAACGCCCCCACTACGGGGAAGCCGAGGATAGCCTCTCGGGTGACAACGACGCTGACGCCCCACGGGTTACGTGAAGGAGCAGCGTACGGTCCACCTGAGAAATACTGACCGTCAACGGCCGTCTTCGTTGTAGCCATCTTCCAGAAGTCCACCGGGTGAACAAGGACGGCGTCGGGGTTCATTCCGGCGTCAACCTGAACCTTTAGGATTCCTGCGGCAATGGCATCGAACGTGTTGGTGCCACCGAGCAGATCAGAAGCGTCTGCGGTGTTGATACCCGAGCCGAGCAACTTGTTCATCAAGTACGCTTCCTCTGCCTGCTTCACGAACACAGACAGACGCGAGTTGATGTAAGAGGCGATCTGCGGCTCGTCTTCGAGCATCTCGTCAGAGATGGGAAGGAAAGCAGCGATCTTCTCGATGCTCGTGCTCTTCTTGGTGAAGTCAACGAACACTGCGGGCTTTACTCCAGCCTCAGCGGTCGTTGGTGCAGCAGATGACTGACCAGAGTACGGAGCCTGACCGATCAACGTCTGCGTGGTGGTCTCCTCAAGATACACGATCGAGTTCTGCGTTGCAACGCCCTGACCAAACAGGCCAGCGATTGTCAACGGTTCCTCAACCGGAGTAACGAGAGGCGCAACCTGCGGATTCAACGGCAAAGTGCCGCCTGCCGCAGTGATCGACTCAACCGACAGACCAGCGTCGGTCAACTTCATGCCCGAGCTAAACTCAACAGGACCAGAGGTCCAAGAGCCAGCAAGGCCACGAGCCTTGAGTCGTGCGTACCCGTCTGACTTGACGAACGCGTCACCGATTGACTTCGCAGGCTCGTCTACGATCGTAGGCTCGCCAGATGCAACTGCGGCGCTATCCTCAATAGCACGGACCAAACGCTCGTTGTCATCCTGCTCTGCAATCTTGGTGCGAAGATCGTTGGTCTCGTGGATCAGACCTTCAACCTTCATGCGCTCTTCAGGCGTAAAGGTACGATTCTCCGCCTCGACCGAACGAGTGGTCTCACGTGCTTGATCGACCAATCGCTTGACTTCGGCTTCGAGATACTCCTTAGCCGTTCTAGACATTACAGTGTTACCCTTCTTTGCTAGAGGCGTCTCATGTTGCTCCCCGACGCCTGGGGTCACGCATCCGATGGCTCTCCGTACCTTTCGGCCTAGGAGTCGGACGTGTGAAACTTAGTAGATGGCTGATGGACCGACCAGAGCAATGCGATAGCGATCCAACGCGAACTGTTCGCCCTCGCCCAACTCGGCTGCCGTCGCAACTGTTGCAGCCGCTCCGGGATCCGAGAGTTGATACGAGTAGTCGCCGATGGTCTCAGCGATGAGCAGACCTCCCGCCGAACCAGACTCAGCGAATCCAACGGCCTGATAGACACGACGCGCTGCGATCAACGCGACCAGACGGATGTCAGCGGGAACCGGAAATGACGTTGGCTCCTCGACGTCCCAGCCGTGAGTGTACTTGACTTCGATGTTGTCGTTGCCGAAGTCCCACCACGTTTGATCGGTCTTCGTTAGGATTGCGTCGCGAGCGGTGTACTCAGTGGTCTCCAACGTTGTGCCGTCAACCTTGACGTACTCGATGCTGCGAACTGGACGTTGACGTAGTCGCATGACTCGCCGGCCTGTTCCGGAATGGATCTCCACGTCGTCCTCGACGAGATTGATGATCTGCCCGATGTATCCGCGCACTGATTCGCATGCGGCGTCGAGTGAGATGGCGACGATGAGGGCAGTTGGATTCACAAGCGTCTCGCCGAGCAGCGCTTCAAGATCGGTGGGACTAACGAACGGTGCGTAGCTCAAGGTTGCCCTCCTTGGGGCCAATCGGTTGAGTTTTCTTGAGGCCAGTCTGTTGAGTTGTCTTGAGGCCAGTCTGTTGAGTTGTCTTGAGGCCAGTCGGTGTGTGACGTCTGCTCCCAGTCGGTGTGTGACGTCTGCTCCCAGTCGTACTCCAGAGTTGAAATGACAACACCGGATACACTCGTGACTGCCTGTACAGGACCGGCTTCCGGAGCCGCGTCGCCCGAACCCAAGATGATGACTGGTGCTGTTGGTACGAACGCCTGAACGAAGATGTTTCCTGCAACGACGTCCGCGCTTATGACAAACGTCGGAGTGAAGATCTGTGCTTGTCCGGCGACGGTGATAGACGTGACGTCTGCGTTACCCGCGATCGTAGGTGCCGCGATTGAGGTCTGCGCAAGAACGTTTCCAACGGTAACATTCGCGTCCGCTGCCGTTGTCGGTGTATTGACAGCGGTCGTTGCAGATACTGTCGTGAGAGTAAGATTCGAATCGTTGGCTACAGACGGCGTCGGAACGAATGTGACTGCCGCGATATTGCCAGCTTCTACATTGACGTTCCCCGCTGTCTCAACTAGCGGCGTTGGAACGGTCGTTGTCGTTGAGATGTTTCCAGCGGTAACGTTCGCATCGCCAGCGACAGTCGGTGTATCAACGAAGGTCTGTGAGGCAACAGTGACGGTCGTGATGTCTACGTTGCCGGAAACAGTAACGGACGGCGTGTCAACAGTCGTTGAGGCGGCTACGGTTCCCGCGACTGCATTCGCATCACCAGTAACAGTAGGTGTATCAACGAAGGTTGGAGCGGAAACGTTTCCAACAGTGAGATTCGCATCGGTCGCGATGGCAGGCGTGAAGATGTTGTCAACCGCAACGATAGTAGACGTCGTGATATCTGCGTTGGCTTGAACTGTCGGCGTGTCAATCGTGGTCGTTGCAGAGACGGCTGTGGTCGTGAGATTGGCATCTGTGTTGAGCGTTGGAGTATCTACAGATGCTTGCGCTGCAACGGTAGTCGTCGTGATGCTGGCGTCTCCGCCGATTGAGACAACAGGCGTGTCAACGGTAGTCGTAGCCGCAACGGTGATCGTGGTGAGATTGGCATCAGTTGCAATCGCCGGAGTTGGAACAAAGGTTACGGCTGCAACGGTTGTCGTGGTGACGTCAACGCCAATACCGATCTCAGGAGTTGGAACTGATGTCGTAGATGCAACGTTTCCAATCGTGAGATTGGCATCAGTTGCCATCGCAGGAGTGTCAATGAAGGCTGTGACTACGACGGTGGTCGTGGTGACGTCCGCGTTTGCGGCGACAGTCGGTGTATCAACAACGGTTGTAGATGCGATGGCAGTCGTCGTGAGATTAGCATCGGTTGCTATCGCAGGAGTTGGAACGGAGGTCGTGAGTGAGACGTCTCCAGCGGTGACGTTAGCATCACCGGCAACCTCAACTACCGGAGTTGGAACAAAGGTTACGGCTGCAACGGTTGTCGTGGTGACATCAGCGTTCGCAGCGACAACCGGGGTATCAACAGAGGTTGTGGATGCTACGGAGGTCGTGGTGAGATTGGCATCAGCGTTTGTGGTCGGTGTGCTGACGGTAGTCGTCGCAGCGACGGTGACCGTGGTGAGGTTCGCATCCGTGGCAATCGCAGGCGTATCAACCGAGGTCGTGGATGCAACGGTTGTCGTGGTGACATCAGCGTTCGCAGCGACAACCGGGGTATCAACAGAGGTTGTGGATGCTACGGAGGTCGTGGTGAGATTGGCATCCGTAGCGACAGCCGGTGTATCAATAGAGGTCGTTGCTTCAACAGTGGTCGTGGTGATGTCAGCGTCTGGTGAAGAACCGCTAGCATCAAGCTCGATGCCGTAGTGGCCGTAGACACCCGTGCTGGCGGTGCCCCAGGTGATCGTCGTGCCAGTGAATCCACCGTCTCTGAAAGCTGAGACACCACGAGAAGTTGGAACGGTGATGATGCCTTCTGATGCCGGAGAGGTGGGCTCAGTCCAGCCTGTTGGCGCAGTGTATCCAGTCGCCGTACCCTCATCATGGAGGAACAGTAGGGTAGGGTTGCTGGTCAGAACCGCTGAGCCGAATCCTGTTGCGGCAGGCGTACCGGCTGCGTGTTCGTTGTCCTCGCAGGACTGCTTCTTCGCAGTCGAACCGGTCTTCGTCATACCAGAGATGCGGTAGACCCAGACATGGGTTCCGCTCGCCTGATCGGCGGTGTTCGTCACCGTCACCGTAGTGGACACAGCGGAGGTGAGAGCTGTCTGGATGAAGCAGAACGCCTTTCCCTGGTTCCCAGCCGTGGTGATGTCTACGAAGTCAACCTGATCCCATGAAGCTGTGTTGCCGGTAGATGAGGCAGCAGCAGTCGCCTCGGTCCCGTCCGACATGCCAGCCGCGTACCAGAAGCAGACAAGTAGATCACCGGCTGCGGGAGAGAACGCCGCAGTGGTATGAGGGCTGCCCGCCGTATCGTGAATTACAGCGACAAGTTCGCAAGCTACTCCACTGCTCGCTTCAACAGTCGGAGTTGGAATGGTGGTCGTGGCTTGAACGGTAGTCGTGGTAATGTTGACGTCACCACTTGCTTGAACATTCGGTGTGTCAACGGTAGTCGTTGCTTGAACATTCCCGGCGGTAACGTTGACATCTCCCGGAAGTTCAAACTCACCGTAGAAAAGTTCACCTGTTGTACCGCTGGCTGAAGCGTCGTAGAAGTAGCCGAAGACCTTTTTGCCGCCGTTACCTACTGAGTGCGTGAAGACGCTACCAGAGAGAGCGCGACAAGTTACGTTGTTCGCTATCTCAACGTCGGTGCCCCAGCCTGCCTGATCATTGTTTGAATCAAGCCAGATGTCTTTCGTTGCGTCATCGGCGTATGCAACGTAGACGGTCTTGCCGTCAACGCCAACCGCTGCGGTAGGACCAGAAGAACCGTTGTCGTTCGAGCCAGCCGCCACACCAGACACTTGCAGTTCGGTACCGGGTGTTCCGTTGACGATTGGTGCCGCCCACAGGATGTCGGTTGACTTCGCGTAGACTACGACGATTACCTCATCGCCGCCGTCATCGTAGTAGACCGGCTTCCTGACCGTGTGTTCCTGACTGCTCGTGGAAGTTCCTAGACCCGTGGCAATCTGTGTTCGTGCGGACAGGACATCTCCGGTGCTGAGCGTCTTGTAGTACAGAGCACCGTTCGTGAGATCCACGTAGAAGATGTAAACGAGATCCGCTTCGCCGGTAACGGCCACCGCTGCTGAGAAGCTTACGCTAGCCGTGGTGTCAAGTATCTGCTCGCTGCTCCACGTTCCGCCTGTAGAACGGACGCGGACACCTATTCGTTCGTCGGCTCCAGAGGGATCAGTTCTGTAGACTGCGACTACTGTACCGTCAGAGCGAACGGCTCCAGAGCTGAACTGATTGCCTGGATCAACAGCCGGATTGTGAATGAGCTGATCCACGACGCCCCATGTGTCCGGCGTGCCGTGATCGCTGGTTCGGAACGTGTGGTAGTAGATCTCGTAGTTGGCATTTGCGATGACGTGAAGCGTGTTCCCGACCTGGATGATATCAGCGGACTCCAGATCATCATTGGTCGGTGCGTTGGCGGTGTCCTGCGCTGTCCACTGTCGTCCGCCGTCAGTTGACTTCAGAATCCAGGGATAGGATGATGTGTCCGCGACCTCGTGGATCAGGTACAGATTACCGTTCGCGTCACCGATGGGACCAACCTGATTCGCGGTCTCAGAGAACGTTCCGCCGATCAAGTAGTCGGGGACGTTCAGCGTGACGGTTGGATTGGTGTATGTGCCAGCAAATGCTCCAGAGGCACTGTCAACGATGCGATACTCAAAGGTGTCGCCGTCAGCGTTGCGGTCGTGATACAGAGTCGACTCGCCGTAGGACAAGCGGATGCGGAGCGTCCACTCGTACTCAGTGTGCTGATTGTTCAGTGAGATTGCGGGAGTGAGATTGTCTTCTAGCCCGACACCAGCGGTGAATCCGAGTCCCGAACCCGAAAGCAAGTTGGTCGTGGCATCATCGTTGACGTACTGGCTCGACAACAGAATCTCGGTGGAGTCTACTTCAAGAGGTGGAACCTCCAAGTTGACCTCAACGTCTGTCCAAGTCCCGGCGTTGCGGCGATACTGGAGCTTGTAGGTTCTTGATCCCGGAGCTTCGGCGGTTGAGACCTCGAACCGAATGCGGAAGACCTTCTCCGCGTCGATGGTCGCGTTCGTGTCGAGTGCGGCAGCCCATCCGGCATCAGCGTTGAGGGTCTGCGAGTCATCGCTTCGAATGCGAAAGTGCGGCTGACTGACACCAGGAGGTTCGGTTGTAACACTTGGAGTTGGAACAGTTGTCGCGCCTGATACAGTGGTCGTGGTGATGTCTACATCGCCGAAGGGTGGAACTGCGATGACAAGAGCCGCGCCACGAGCGTTGCTGGTGTCACCGCCCCACGCGCCAGGAGCTTCGGAGGCTGCGGCAAGCTGTCTGAATGCGACCGCCGCTTCCACGCCACCTACCACGTCGGCGGTGATGCCTGAGTCGGAGTAATCGGTGTAGTTCGTCGGCGCGGACGCCATACCTGTGTACGAGCCTGTCGTAGCGGTTTCGCCGCTGCCACCAACCGCAATCCAGAGCGTTTCCGCAACATCCCAGTTCGTAGGATTGAGCGTCGTACCAACAGCGGGAGGCGCGGCCGCGCTGGTGGTCATGACGCTGACCTCTGGCGCAAGGGTGGCATGCACACCAGGAATCGACATCAAAATCATCACTGAGTCGTTCGTAGAGGTGTCCGCCGTAGTAACCGTGAAGGTGCCGGTTTCAGACCCAGTGGAAATCTTCCACGCCACGCCAATCGCCATCGTAGCGGTGCCTGCGCGGTCTGCTATCTCCGTGAAGCTACCACCCCAGGAAGAGAACTCTGCGTCGGTACTGTTACCATCGTACTCCACGCAGATGGCGAGGAGCAGATCGCCTGCATTCTTGGTGAGGGAGGACAGGTTGGGAAAGGTCTTGGTGGCCCCTCCCGTCGTGTTGAGCGTGTAGAGGATACGACCTGCGGCAACTGTTGGAATCGTGGGAAAGGCCATCTAGTTACGCGACCGCCTTCGGTGGAGCGTTCGCGTTTCCTACGGGATAGCACCAGTCTTGTTCACTGAATGCGTATAGGAACTCGGCGTACGTCATCGGAATCACGATGATGATTTGTACGCGGATGGACGGTATGTAAACGCGCGCAACTACAGTCCGCGTCACGACACACGCGTCCGCCGCTCCCTGAATGGGATTGACGGATACGCGTGCATCGATCGGCTCTAGCGAAATGCGAGCGTCCTTCAAGCCAGGCTCCTTACGGAACGAGGTCGATGAAGAAGATGCCGTTCGCGTGCGCCGTAACTGAGAACGTACCGGCGGTCGCAGTGAAGTCCGCGCCGAATGTTACAGCTACGATCGGCAGGTTAGCCGCTACAGCGTGAACGATCATGCCGCGAGCAGTGAATGTCGCTGAGGTCCACGATACCGCTGTTGACCACGAATACTTCAACTGTCCCGCTGAACCCAACGCCCACGTCGGCGTACCACCGACCTGCTTTGAGTCCTGAGTGTAGCCACCGGCGGTCGCCAGCTCGTTAGTCGCTGAGTACGCCGCGTCCGTGTCGAAGTTCGGGGTCTTCGTGTCCGTGTACAAGTCAACTTTGTTCGTTGACAGCAACATATCCACGACTGCGTTCGACGTATCGAGTGCGTCTCGGAATGTTACGACGTAAAGACCTGATGCCATTGTCATTCGTAATCGTCTCCTTGAGCGACCTTGACTTTCAAGGTCTTCGGTGTCATGTGCGCGTCCTGGGATCCGTCCCAACGAACGTCGTGCCAACCTGCATTGGAACCGTCGATCTCGTTCGTAACAGGCTGACGCTCGGTGGCACCGAGCTTACGTGGGAACGAAATGCCCTTGAGCTTTTCCTTGAATGGAATCTCTTCGGTCATTGTTACTCCAACTCTCCCAGTAGACGATTGAGATACTCGGACGGCGTCTCTTCTTCCTTCTTGTTCTCGACGGGTTCTTCCGTCTTCTCTTCCTCGATCTCGCCGCCGTTGACCTTCGTGACGAACTGATCGATAGTTGCGGCGATGCTCTCCTTCAACTGAGCGGCTGCTCGTCGTCCGATTACTCGACCAGCCTTGTCGCCGTCTGGAACACCGATTGTGAAGAACGTAGTTCCATCATCTGCGGTGCTCGTGATATATGAAACGACCGCGTTAGAGCTTGTCGTTGAAGTCTTCGTGTCGGCCGTCGTTGTGACAACGGGCGGCTCGATAACCTTCTCCTCATCGGCCTTCTCCTCGGCTTCAGGTTCAGCCGACTCGTTCGCGTAGAGTGCCCGAAGCTGTGCTTCAGCGGCTTCCCGCGTCGGATGGCAACCCGCTGTAGAGTTGTCGTCGTCCTTGATGACGCAGAACTCGTCACCGCGTTCCTCGATGTGCCACGGCTTCGATGCGGCCTTGCCGTCCTCGATCTCTGTCTCGGCGGCCGGACCTTCCAGTTGGCTTTCGTCGATGATAGAGCCGTTCATGTCCTTGAACGGTTCGGTTTTGCCCGACTCGAGATCCACGACGTGCTGAACAGCTTCTTCCTCGCGTTCTAGCATAGCGACGGCCGTGTCCGTAGTGTTCGCAATGACTGCGAACTTGGAGCCAGCCTTCTCCACGTGATAACGCGCTGTCGGGCGTGAGTCTGCCTCACCCTCGAAGAACGTTCGCGTCAGCATACGTGCGATTTCAGGATCTTCCATCGTCTTGATCTGGTCGAAGAACTGATGGAATCGCTTGCCCTGTTCGTAAGCGGCAGTCAATTCCGTCTCAAGTGCAGCCTTCGTACCTACAGTGTAGGTTTCAGGATTCGCGCCCTTCAAGCAGGGTCCACACTCGATCAACTTCAAGTCGAACAGTTCGTTCGCGCCGTCTTCGGCCTTCTTTTCCTTGACGGTGTCATAGGCGAAACTCCACTCCTTGACACGACGTTCCTTCAGCAAGTCATACACCTGAGCGGCGAATGGCTTGTGGACGTCCATGACGCCCTTGACGAGTAGACCTCCGGAAGTTTCAACGGCGTTCTGTGGATCAATCTTACCGATATGTGCTTCCGGATTGAGCCAGTCGTGCGACCAGACAACCGGAATCGGATCGCCCTTCGCGCGCCATTCTTTCAGTGTTGTCTTGAAAGCGCCTGGCATCGTGCGATCACCTTGCAGATCAACGTTGCCGAAGACGGATACAACCGCCTCGAACGTTCCCGGTCCCTCTGTTTCGAGAGCCTTGAACGATCCGATCGTGTAGACCTTCTTCAGGTTCATTCGTTTGTCTCCTGATCTTGCCGCCGACGGCGGCCCGAGTTACATTCAAAGTGAGCGGCGCGAACGTTATCCCATTCATGTGCGCCACCTTCGGATAGTGGAATGACGTGATCGACAGTTCCGTACCGATTGTAGTCGAAGTCATCCCACGGCTTGTCTTCAATCGCTTCTTCACAGAGCCAGCATGTCCACTCGCTCCGGTCGAGTACATCTCGACGTGTAATCGCCCAGTTGAATGGGACGTCTTCATGAGCGCGCTGTTCCCAGCGTCGCTTCATGGACTTCTCTGGCGCCGGCTTCACGATCGTAACGTCGTCAGCCTGCCAGACAAACTTGTTCATCTGAGCCGTTTCAATCTGCTCGATGATACGATGCAGCATCCCGGCCTCTTCGAGGACGGTGCTATTGTCCGCGTGATCTGTTTCCAGATACTCCGCAACCTTCTCAATCATCACGCGCGCTTCATTCGGCGTGCGAACAGCCATGATGTCGTCGTGGATTGTCATACGTCTCTCCATCTTGAAGCGTTGGGGTTCGCGGCGAGTCTTGTACGGCTTGTTCCGCGTCTGCGGAGAAAGCCGATTCAGAATCATCTCGATTTGAGATCTAGCAGTGTCTGTCTTACCTAGTGTGAGAACATAGTCGAGCCGATCGTAAGAGTCCTTGATGAGCAAACTCTGGTAGAACTCCAGTCGTCCCGAATCAGGGATCTTTGCAAGGAGACGAATGTCTTCCCAGTCGGCGACATAGTTTGAGTAGGTCGAAGACTGTTCAAAGCGCTTGTAGATCTTCAACTTCACCGCGAGCGAACGCGCGAAGCACTCAGCGAGTCCTTCTTCCATACCGATCGCTTGCGTGTACGTGTATCCATTCACCGGAGAGATGGCGTGAGACATCTCGTGAAGCAGAACCTTGCGCGCTTCCATGGATCTGGCTCCGGTGCGAGCGGCCATCTTGAAGTAGTCCGTTGCGAAGGACATGACCTGATCCCAGTGCATCGCAGCCGCGACGCCTCTGGACTCGCCAAGAGAGTTGTATCCCTTCGGATATTTCAATCCGGCGGCCTTTCCTGTTACGATCTGACCGTTCCAACGGAACGGAACACCGATCTTGTCAAACTCATTCGCGATCTCGTCCGCGAACTTGAGCATCTCGGTTACGTCGTCTGCGGTAATTCCGGCCCGAGCATCAGAGTATCCTTGGATCTCGATCTTCGAAGGACGGAAGGATCCCGGCTTCCCTTCACTGATTCCAAGTCCAGGCTTGACAGGAGGAGGCTTCGGGATGGGAGGAGGTTTGCGAACGACGGCGCCACCGATCTGTCGGTACGAGCCACCTACGGTGACGTCGTCAATGACCACGACAACTCGATTGCCGGTCTTGCGGATCACGCGGAACTTGAGTCCGCGTGGAAGTAGGACTTCGGCCTGAGCGGTATAGAACTCGTTCAGGCGTGCGATGTACTGTCCGGGTGAACCCTTCGGCAGAAAGACCTCAATGGTCTCGGCTTCACCGTAGGTGTCGCGCGCGATGTCTGTGAACTCATCGGCCTGAGACTTCAGGTAGGAAGTGGAAACATATCCCTTGTCGTCGAACGTATCGCCGACGTCCAGTTTACGGATCCAGCCTTGTACACCGCCGCGATACACCATCATGTCTTGCTGAATCGTGCCAGTGAGAGCCGCGTCCATCAGCCCAACCTGATCGGCGTCCGTTCCTTCGATGACACCTTCACGCAATGAGAAGTTGACGTGCGGATCAGCCATGTAGTCGCTGATGGCTTGTTCCTGATCGCCGGTTAGTTTCTTCTCCCAGTTCGTGTCGAAGACCTTGTTCGCTTCACGAAGCGTCTGGAGTTCTTCCGGCGTGCGAGCAGCCCGAAGACGTCTGTTCGTAACGCCGCCTTCGGCCTTGACGTTTGCTTCCATCGGCATGATGCACTGACAGTTCGCGTTTTCTTTCGGTCCCTGCGAACCGTCGCCCGGATACAGAAGTCCGTTGCCGAACACCTGACCGACCGGAATCGTTTCGCCTGAGATCTTCGAGTGAGTGTGTCGCGGTCGCCGGCTCGTGGTGAGCCACGTCTTGTCGATCTTGACCTTGTCCTTGACGGGAGCCATTAGTGCATCCCGTCAGGAAGAGCCTCATTCTGATGTGCGACTTCCATCGGCGTCCATCCGCAGATCCACGTCGCAGCGCGCATGCCCATGATTCCAGCGCGTTCATCCGCGAACGCGTCTTCCTCGTTCTTCAGCCGCATAGCCGTTTCCTGATTCACTGCTTCAGCGATCGCTTCAGCGCGAGCCTTGATGAGATTAGCGGTGCGGGGACTGTCCCAATCGACGTCCAGATCAGCGGCGACCTTTGTTCCAACGACGTCAGCCGCCTGATACAAGAGCCCGAACAAGTCATCGGTGAGTTCCTTGTTCCATCTGTCCATCTGGAATTCGCCCGTGGCACGCTTCTGTCGCTCGAACGTTCGGCGGAACACGTTCGCGGCGCGTTCCTCGTACCGAATGCGTGTCTCCTTCAAGAACGTAGCCTGTTCATCAAACGCCGCGCGACGTTCGGTAGCGGCGTCAGCCTTCGCAAGCATGTCCTCGATCGACATAGCCTTCTCAGGATTCGTTCCGCCTCCCGGCGTTGTTCCAACCGGCTCGTTTCCTGCGGCCGGAGTCTGGACGGGATTCTGCGGTGACGCTTGCGGACCGCCACCGCGAATACTGTTCGTCGGCGCGTAGATCTTGTCGTCCAGCGGTTCGTCCGTGGGAGGCAAGTCTAGTCGCGCGCGACCTTCGTTCACTGATACAACGGGTCCGCCAACTGTGGTCGCCATGATCTCGGCGCGCTTCTCGAAGTCGGCACGAAGCTTCTCGTCCATGTTGAACGAAACGTAATACTTGGAACGTGCCTTCGAGGTCAGTTCAAACTCAGGTAGGAGTTGCGCCTCGATCTCCATCTCAACGCGCTGCAAGCGCGGAGGGAGTGAGGACTTGTAGAAGAACTTCAGCGTCTCTTCGTCCGCTTCGGCGTTGTTCCCAGCCGCCGCCATCATGGCGGGCGGAATGTGGAAATGAGATGCGATCTCGAGCCGATTCAGTTTGCGAGCGTTCAGGTATTCCAACTCGCGCGGCGACCACTGATGATCTTTCATGGTCTGTCCGGGAAGTAGGACTAGCGGTCGGCCTGAGCCAGTAGGTCCGGCAAGAGAGTCTTCAACGTCAACGAGGAACGATTCCTTAGCGGCGTCCTGCATCGGCTTCGCGTCAATGTGCGACTCGATCACGCCGTCCTTGCGGGCGCTGTTTCGCCATCGGCCTTCGCGATCCATTCCGGCTGCGATATCATCTGCAATGATGCGCCGAACTGTTTCCATCGGTGCGATCGCGCCGTGATTCATAGCAGGATCGTATCCGTGGAACGTTACGAGATCCTTCGGGAGAATGCGCTGTCCGTTCGGAGCCTGATAGTACAGGACGACATACGTGAGCGGATCTCGAATCGGTTGCAGATTGGCGGGCGGGATTCGGTACAGAGCCTTCACGGAACCGCCATCGCGGATCTTCCACCAGAACGCGCGATCGTAGATCTCAATGTCAGCGAACAAGTGGAACCAGAATCGGTACAGTGACTCGCCTGGAACCGGCTCGTTGAGCAGATCCATCATTGGATGATCAATCTCGATACGCGCTGTCGGCTTGTCCTTGCCACGATCGTCTTTGAAGTACATCTTCAAAGAGAGGACCGCTGCTTCGCGAGCAACGATCTCGATTGCGGTCCGAACGTTCGGCTGCGAGGCATAAATCGCAGCATAGTTTCCGCCGACGTTGTACAATCGGACGGCTTGCGTATAGGCGTTCGGAAACTCGACGATGCGTAGTCCGTCCGGAGACAGCGCTTTCGCTTGCGTCTTGCTCGGTGTCTGTGCTTCGGGCGCTTCTTCAGATCCTACGCGTCTTGAGCGACGCTTGAATGGATTTCTCAATCTTCTCCTATCGCACCGCGTACCTTCCGGTCTTGCGTGCGTCTGTTAGGTAGTTCGAGTAAGAGCCGCGATCTCTTCTTCACTGCGTCGTACGAATAGTTTGCAGTGACCTTCCGGTCTTGCGCGGCATTCCGGAACATGATGTCGCTCGATGTGTCCGCACTCCGCGCATGTGATCCGCGGATCAGAATATGCGTCGGCTTGCGTTTGTCCGTCCGCTATCGCGTCGCCTCTCGCTTCCCATGCGAGTGCTCCGGCGGCGGCAGCGTCAATCTTCTTAGGGGACGCGGGATGTTCTTTCGAGATGACGTGCATCTTGCGTCCATCGTCATCCAGAACGTTTGTCTCGCGCCGGCGAGCGTTCGCAATGTGCTGAGCGAACAGCGGATCGCCGTCATGCGATACATCTTTCGTTTGCATGGCGGAAGCATACTTCCGGATCATGAGACTGGTGGCTTTCGGGCGTGACATGAGCCACTCCACGATCACACGTTCGCCCCATCTTCCTTGCCAGCGTTCCATCAGCGGCGAGATGTTCGCGTACTGAGAGCCAGGGTCGATGTACACTCGCCAGACATCGTATCGCTCGAACGCGTCTACCATGACACCGTCAGCCGCGTCGAAGTCATGTTCGTAGTCGTCGTCCGCGTTCGCGGGACGTTCGTAGATTGCAAGCGGCCACTGGAAGCCGGAAGACACTTCGCATGCGATGAGTGCCAGTGCGTCTCGGTATCGCGCGCCGTCCACGCCGATTACGATCTGCGAACGTGGCTCGGGCTGATAGCTCGCGCGAACAAGAGTGCGCCAGACTGGCGCATCGAACGCATGATCTTCGCCCGGAACAATCCGGTTCAAGAAGTAACGTTCCGCGGTGGCGATCTCGTTCTTCTTCAGGTACTCGTCGATCTCGTCTTTGATGCGTTCCAAGTCCACGTGAGCCGAGCCAGCATAAACGCGTCTCAGCATGCGATCAACGTCGCGCTGATTGCGAATGCTTCCTGGTCCTGCTTCGGCCATCATCTTGAACGTGTTCGTTCCGTATTCCCACGTCTGCTGACCGACGCTGTCTTCCGCCGGATCCCAGGCGTTACAGATCTGCATGAAACGCGCGCCCATTCCGGCGAGAGAACGATACTGAGTGTCTGCGAGTTTGCGTCCTTTGTTCGCAATGTCCCACGACTGTACCTCGTCCTGGACTACGAACGTGGCTCTCGCTCCCTGTCTGGACTTTGCGGACGCCGTCACGGGAACGATCTGTCCGCCGTTCGGCATGTTGATTCGCGTCAGTCCGGTGTCTGGAATGTCGAACTTCAGCGGCGAGAGTTCAATCATGGGAAGCAGCGCATCCCACACGTTCCCCGCCTGATCTTCGGACTGAGCCGTGATCACGACGAGAGGCGTGTTCCACTCCGCGCCGACTGGCTCTCCGTTCGCGTCCCATCCTGCGAACCGAACGGGTCCGGCAGCTTCCGCGATTGCGACTGCTGCTGCGAACGGACTCTTTCCAGCCTTCTGTGGCTGAACAAGCAATCCGCCGCGCGAGTACACGAATGCTCGGCTCGGTCGCCGGCGTTCATCTGTCTCAACTCGAACGTCCGCGTCTTCGTGCAAGACGTAGAAGTTGAACAGAAATTCTGTTTGAGCCTCGGACGGTACGAAAGGATCGCCTCGAAACTCGCCGTCAGGAATGACGACGTTCGCTACGATCCAATCGTACACTAGATGCCCGAGTGTAGGAACTTCACCCGCGACTCGTGGTCCACGCCACGGCATGAGATCCCTCCTTTGTCTTTCGTTAGGCGGTTGACGTTTCGGCGCTGTTCTGCGCGAACGTCTGAAGAGCCGCCACCGCTCCTGCGATGAGCAACGGTAGAAGTTGCGAAGGCAACTCGGCTACGTCTGTCAAGTCCGCAACGAGAACGGTCGCTAGACCGGCGGCTACGAACTGCAAGAACGTTGCGAGAGCCTTTCCTGCGGGAGTTGTCGCCGCGAGATCAGTCGCCGCAGCTTGCGCGAACGAAATCGCTCCGGCCACCAGAGCCGCGACTACACCGATCGTCAACACGACGAGTCCGGCGTGATAGTCTCCAGCCTGAGCGGCCACGACAACGGCTCCGAGGACACCGACCATAGAGGCGGCGAACGTTCGGATACCCTTTGCAAGTGGACTCATTCTTCTTCCTTCCATCTCGAGATGTGTTTCCGTGCGTTGCATGCACGATAGGTGCCGTCCGTTCAGCGCGGTATCGTGCGGGAGAGACGCGGAACTATAATCGCGTTCTCATTTCGCCTGTTCACGATGGAGTCGCACTCGGTACGAACGGTGCATGTCCATTCGCGGACGGCACGTCTTCTTCAACTTCGACTTCGGGCTGTTCATCTGTTTCCCAGCGCAGATCCATCATCGCACGCGGCGAGATACCGATCTTCGAATCGAGTTGACGTACTTCAGCAAGAAGTTTGTAGTTGTCGGCGTCGGATGCGCGGACGAATGCGCGAACGTAGAGAGCCACGATATCTTCGCAGTGCATCCGTTCCCACTCGATCGCTTGCGGAAGCTTCCAGAGTCTGATCCACATCGCGTCTTCGTCGTCGCTTGCGAAGGTTGTGAGAGGCCACGACGGAGTCGGTCCGCTTCGACCTTCGGCTGGAAGATGCTTGAATCCGTGCGCCGGAGTCGCGTTCGGACGCCGCTTCGCGTTAGAAGCCTTCGGCAGCGGTCCGGAAGTCATTTACGATACCTTCGCGAATCGCGAAGTCCAGACGTTTGGAAAGTTCGGATTCCACGGCTGCGCGGTTCCGTCAGTCGGATGAATCGTGATCACGTTCGGAGTCCGCGCTTCGAGCGCTATGATGCGAGCGCGAAGCGCTTCGACTTCGGCTTCCAGTTGCTTGATCTTCTTCTTCATGACTCTCCAATCGGACGGCGATACAGTCGTCGCCGGCGCCTTGATTGTGGACGATCTTTTTCGCGTCGAACGTTTCGCCGCAACGCGGACACGTCCCCTTCTCCATTCAGATTCTCTCCTGTAGTTGACGTCCTATATGTTCGGTGTACGCTGGCGGAATAGCCTCGTTCACTTCACGTGATGTCATGCGCCACCAGATACCCATCGCATCACGCTTCGCACTGAGAGGAGCGTTCCCTCCACCCGTCACCTGAACGTACCCTGTCCATGGACTACCCTGTAGGTAGTGACGCTTCCGCTTATCATGAGTGAACACTAGAGGGTGAGTACCATGTGGAGGTGCCTGTAGTGGAACGTTCACGTTCGACTCGAACAAGCGATGACGAATGACCCTCAGCGCTGGGAACATGGTCCCGCATAGCATGAGAGGTGAGTGGAGCGGTGCGCCCTCTACATTCTCAATGACATATGTCTTGTCTGGAATCCCTTGCAATGCAGAACGTACCGTACCTATTAGATCAGGATGTGCATTCGCATTCGCATTCCGATGTGCTAGGTCAGAGTAGTGTTGGCATGGTGGAGAAGCATGGATGACGTCGAACGAGGAGAGATACTTCCTGTCCTGTAGCACGGTGAGGGCGTCAGCCTGATGGTATGTGAAGGGATAGTGAGGCTGAGGGTGTAGGTCCACACCTACTACGGTGTAGCCTGACAGTGAGTAGCCGACTGATGCTCCTCCTCCTCCACAGAACAGGTCTAACAGCGTAGGATTGTGCATACATACTCCGATGAGAGACGAGACGAGAGAGACACGACGAGAGAGACGACGAGACGATGCGATGGAAAACGATTCGTCTCCTCTCGTCATCGTGATACAATCACTGATACAATCAGCTGAGAGACGCATGTCTGCAATCCCTTGCACCGCAACGAGTTACAGACGTGTAGCTCAGGGTGGGGGGCTTGCGATGCGAATACGATAGGACGCAGCAAC